TCGGGCCTAACAGGCACCGAGGCATCAGAAGAATCATCCTGTACTGGAGAAGCCGACTGCTCTAGATCCTGTGTCGGTTCTTCTTCGAAGGATGCCTGTATCTGTTCGGTCGTCTCATGATTGCTGTCAATCGTGATGTCGCCGTCCGTTGCCTGCCCTGCGTCTGTATCCATATTTCTCACAAAAACTGCGTGGTCATCTGTCGTCATATTTTACTGCTGGCTCATTATCTCATATATACCGAAGTCTAAATATGAATCACTAATAAATATCACGATAAGGAGACAGCATCACCATGGCTTCGACTAAGGCGAAAGACAAGGCAAACGCGAACAATCGTCTAACTGTATGCACTGTTCCTATCCTTCTAGATTGCTCTTGGAGTCAATACTCTCAGGGCGATTCCCTGTCATTGAATCCAATAGTCCCATCGCGGCTAAAGCCGGAAGCAGTTGCGATGGGTCGTCGAGGGCCTGCTCTAGTCCCGAGATCCCCTTCTCTATGAAGATATTAAGCATGTTGACGATGTCGTCCCGCCCCCTTCTCTCTTTCTTCCCTGCACGCCTTAATGCAGCGTTGTTGTTCTTGATATCTCTCTGTATTCTACTGAGAGTATCTCTCGCTACATCTTTAATGCGCTCCCCTTCCAGTTCCAGTCGGGTGAGCCCAGAATGCTCAACTGACTCTACGGCTTCCTTGGTCAACGCCCCTGTCCCTCGACGAACGCCGGTTTGGTTGGATATCTCTCGGCTTGAGATGTTGCTCCCTACTTTTACATTTTTAGTCCCACCCACTAGGCCAGACATTCGTTTTTGCAGGGACGCGAATCTTTTAGGCGTAAACGGGACTCCGTCTTTCCGTATGATGTCGAAGCTCTCACCTGTATTAAAAATCTCGTAAGTAGATTCAGGGAACAATGACAATAGTCCTTTTGTGTTCTTGTCAGTAATCTTTGCTCTTACGTGGATAACATTGGGAGGCAGCCCCTTCTCGAAGCTCACAGCAATAGTCTTTAATGGGACACCGGGGGCCTCGAGCAACCTTCTAATACTTGAGTTCGCCGTCGTTGCTTTTTCCTCTATCTCGCTTAAAGACGCGCCATCTATCGCAGTATGGACGGGAGTAGGACTTGTGGCGGACCTTCTAGCTCCGACTCCTGAAGGGACCGAAGGTAGTCCACCTGGATTAAAGATGCTTATTCCCGCAGAATCTGTGGGGCGGACGCCAGTCTTGAAAGTCTCAAGTCCCTCCTGAAGTATCACCTCACCAGGCAAGTTTTCTCCTCTCTTGAGACGAGAAACCGATGAGCGCCTAGATATCAAGTTATCGACAACCTCCGCAACGCCGATGAGTAAGCCTTTATTGTATTTAGACCCGTTACCTAGTTTCTTTGCCGCATCGCTCGTAGCCGAAGATGGACCGAATAATGAGTCTGGGAGCGTTTCTAGGCGTTTCAATATACCAGTCTTACCCTCTTTGTTCCCCTTCCCGTATGAAAGGGCTAACTGAATGTCAGGGTCGGACTTGAACAGTGTCCCAATGTCGACAGTGTCTTCTACGATTTCTTTTGTCAATCGACCTTCTTTTACGATGTCTTTCGCACTCATCTTGAGCTTCTTTGAAAGCTCATACAAGCTTTTGAAGTAAGACCATTCCGTCTCTTGAAGTTCGCTCGCGGTCCACTCTATTCCTACCGTAGGAATGTCCTTCATTTCACGAGACAACCGCCTAGCATCTGCGAGTAGACGTAGATATGTCCCTGTGAACCCAGGATTCCCCTTCAGGTTGAAGCTCAGTGGCTTAGATTTTCCACCTAATCGCGTTTGATCAATATTGCGAGATGACGCCACCCACGCATCGCCTGTAAACGTATCAGCTGTCGCTATAAATCCTTGCCCTGTATCTCTAACTTCCGACCCGAGTGTCCACCCGAAGCTATTAACCTTGGGGCCACTTATGACGTCCAGCCCACGAACAGCCCGAACTGTATTGTTGTTCCAAGAATTCAGAACGCCCGCTCCTTCTTCTGTGCCGCCCCCTATGATTTTTATGGATTGTTTAGATACGGACTTTTCTATTAAGGCTCGAACGGCTTCTTCTGATGTGGGCCTGCCCGCTAGTTTCCAGTTTTCGAAGAATCGGACAGCGTTTTTTAGCGCATCCTTAACGCCGACTCGTGGAGAGAATGCTGCCGCAACCATGCCAAACATTTTGGCGTCTTTCCCGTAAATATGCTCGATCGCCTTTCGAGCGTTGGCATACCATCCAAATTTCTCAATCCCAGCCTCAGCCCCGGCTTTTGTAATGCCCTCAGGCGTAAGAGTCGCGTTAAAGAAATCTTTAATTTGTTTTTGGCTGTCCTTTCTCCCTCCCCTGAACAAATCAGTTAAAAATGAGAGCTCAGACGCGTGCAAAAACGGAAGGTATTCTTCTATCTCAGGGTACGCCGATATAAATTTCGATATTCTTTTCTCGTCAGAGACAAGGATCCTCTGCACCGGAATACCGGCCCTATTAGAAGCAGTTAGCTTGGTTCCGATACTTCTAAAAACAGATTTAAGCTCTTCAGGACTACGCGCAAAGTTCTTAACTGCGTGCTGAACTGCCGCTCTCCCAGCCCCTAACGCAGCTCGAGGCATTGCAAACGGAAGCATCGCTATGTCGAATTTTGTATTAGGTATCGCCCCAGACACAATATCAGCAGCCGTGCGCCATCCTCCCTCTGGGACCTTACTCACAATCCCCTGTCTCACGCTTTCTAATCCTGGGGAAACCGGTTCAAAAGACTTGCCCATAAGAAGGCTGGCCATATTCATGGCATCTGGCTGTCCTGAATAGCGGCTAGAATTCGGACCGGTTCCTGGTGTTCCAAATAGGTCCCTAGTCGCTTCCCAGAATCTCTGCTTACCAGTGGGATTGTATGCAGACAGGGATGTTCGACCAAGTGGCCCCGTCTTAGGAGGTGCCTCAGAGGCGACCCTTTCTTGAGCGATCTGGGTCACAGACGGGGGCCCTATCGTCTGAGGGGACGAGCTGGGTGACATTGGAACAATGCTGTCCTCTGACCTAATAGGGCCTTGCATCCGTGCGACGAGAGCCGCGACTTCCTCGTCATCTGCGCTGAGTCTCCCATCGCTTACGGCTTGTATCAGTCCTCGGTCGTATGTCGATAATTGTGGGATATCGCGACGTTTCCTAGGACGATTGCTATAGATATCAGGCATTTTTAAATCCCCGGATACTTAGCACTCACGGCCTGACGTATGCCGGATGGGTTCGGTGCATTATGGGCCAACAATAACGCAGCCTTCGCCCGTGAACGTGTATTGATAGGGAACGTTCCCTTCGGAGCACCACCTGCAGGCCCAGCGAATGATGTGACATTTGGATACTTCCCGGCGTTCGAGCCGCCCGGCTTCAGCCTAGATTCACGCGTTTCCTTAGACAACGGAACGATGTCTCTTAGCCTGCCAGAATATCGCGTCATCATATATCCTCTGACGGGAGAACATATTCTCCCCCTTCGCCCTCCTGGATATCACCCACAGGATCAACTGGAAGTCCGATAGAGACGCCCTCTGCTTGAGGCACCACGAGTTGGTCAATAGGTTGACCTCCTAACGGGACCGTCATGCCTAACGTCTCAAGAGTTGGGTCTGCAGGTAATTGCTGGTCTTGGGGTAATTTCTCTTCCGATTGGGCTAGATTCTGAGCGGCCATCTGCTGGAGGTGATGTTGCTGGTCGGCCTGCTGTGTTGCGTCAAATTCATGTGTCGCATCAGTCCCAACGCGTTCCACCTCTGCCGCAAATATTGCACCCGCCTCGCTAGAGCGAACCTTCATCGCTGTCACCGCGAGTTGGGTCTCGTTACGCATCTTCTCCATCTCGACCTTGGCTTCTCGGTCCTTCTGGGACTCAACTGCATCTGCCTGTATCTTCTGAGCATCCATCTCTTGCCACTTGGTCTTCTCTTCAAGTGCTTTCGTTAATTGCTCGACCATCTGTCCAGCTTCTTCGAGTTGCTGCTTTAATTGCTCGGCGTCTAGCCCGTCAGCGTCCGGCTGTAGCGGGGGAGGAAGCATTTTCTTTACCCGCTCGGACGCCTCCAAGTGTCCAGGGAAATCTCGAAACTTCAGATAGATATCTCCGAGTATTGGGAACAAGGAAGGATTCGACTGAAACAGTTGTCCCATCTCATCAGCCCCCTCTTCCCTTCTGCTCTTGTAACTTCTCCCGATACTTACTGTCACTCCGTATCTGCCCTTATTTAGGTCGTAATGCAAGGCCTTCAGAGAGGACCCATTGCCAGGTACCCTATTCGGCATTAATCCGCCTGGCCCGGCCCCCATTTGAGGAGATCCAGGCATCATCCCTGGTTCAGGAGGAGGGGGTCCTTGTGGGGGTAGGCCGCCCATCATTGGGCCACCCATTTCGGGAGAGGGGCCCGGCGCTCCGCCCATCGGGATCGGTTGATCCGGGACCCCCGCTCCCTGCAGGGGCTGCCCCCCAAGTCCGCCCATTTGCGGCGGCATACCGTTCATCATCCCCATAGATGGAGGACCATTCATCTCCTGTATGGGGCGTGGGCGTTTCGTCTCCGGGTCCATGGTGAACGGAGTATTCAGCATTACCGTCTTAATCTCGTCTTCCTTGTCAAGGATTCTAGCAATGCGCCCTGGTCTGTCGTAAATATGAGGGATAAGATCGAGGATTACTTTCGCCTCGTAGGTCATGCTGATCTCAGCGAGATTGTCGATGAAATGGCTCGACCCTGTCTCGTGTTGATTTTGTAGAGCCTGGATCGCTTTTCCTGACTTCGCGCTCGAAGTCTGTTGACCCAGTGCGCTCTCGAATGCACCTGTCCCTTGATGGATGAATTCACGGGCTTGCTGCAAGAGCAACATGCTCGGCCCGAGTCGAGATGTGTCTATCTGCGTTCGTTGGGGAGGAGGGGCCGGGGTTCCATTCAACGACACATTCCGATATCTCAGATACGGGAAACTTCGAACATTCGCAAGTTGCCATTCTTCCTCGTGACCCTCTTCTTGACCCTCAACCATCGTATATGGGGCCTTACTTTCGAGACTGGCCATCTCAACAGCACTACTCGCTGAATAATTAAGCAATCGAACCGCGTCCTTATTCGGCTCAATCATGCCTACCCATCTCCGCTCGTCTCCGAATGGGATAAGTTCTCTCCCAATGACAGGGATAATTGGAATGTATCTCCCGTCCATTTCCTGCCGTGGTTCGAGCTCTTCTATCGCGTTAATCGTGCTCCAATAAAGAATTGGCTTATCTTCGTTCCTACTTCTCGCCTCTTCTCCAACCCTTGCTGTCCGTCCCTCCGGTATATCTAGCTCGTCTGCCTCTGTCCCGTCGTCTAGAAGAACACGACGCGTGTGCTCGTATTCCAACCTGTAGTATTCTGCGACTCGGACAGCCCTGGATGCCCCCTCACTCCCAGATATCCACTCAGGTGTGTCGATACCGATCGCCCCTAGTTCCTCCTCCGAGAAATTCGCCATCTTGCTGTTCGGATATCGGCGCTTATAGGTATCCCATGGCATGTCGTTTACGAGAAATGCCCAATCCCCGTCCGACCCGTCTGGCTCTTGCGAGAACGGGTCTAAAACGACACTCGCTTGTTGCAAGATGCGCTTAATCGCAATTCTTTGGTCAAATGAATCGTCACTGTCAGGGTCCCTCTCGGTCATTACCCTGTAATACCCACGCCCCGCCTTTACGGCCCTCTCAAACGCCCAGCTTCTCGCGAGACTGGCGCGACTCTCAACCTCGATCCTTCGGTACAGTCCCTGGATCACCTCGGCTGTCTCTTCTTCTGCATCATCAGACAACGGATGGATACCCACTCCCAGGTGCGCTGCTTTCTCAGCGTTCAATACCAGCTGGATCGGCTGGTCAAGGCTTGGGATAGAAAGCATAGGACGCTGGGGAATCGCCACACCTCCGAGGATCTGAGGCTTTCTCTGGTTCTTGACATCATCGGGCCAGCACAGGTCAGGCACTTGGAATCGAAGCGCATCAATCTCTCTTTTCCGTTGCTGCGTATTTGCCTCAGACCCTAGCTTGAACCGATCGAGTGCTTTCCGTAGGTTTGTAATCATGACGACATCCAGTCTGTAGTCTCGACGCTGCTCGAAACCCGTCCTGGCTTGTAAGGACGAGGCTCAGTTTTCATAGTCGCACGACCGCTCATAACAAGGTATCTCGTCGCGTCCATTAAATGGTCGGCCACTTTTACAATCTTCCCTTGCTCGTCCCGGTGATACTTTCGGAACTCACTTCTCCAGTTCGTTAAATGTTCTTGCACAGCAAGACGCCCCGAAACCAGCAAGTTCCATGTCTCGGTAAGACCCGACTCGACGGCATTGATCGCAGGCTCTAGGTGTAAGCCAAGTCGCCCATAGATATCAATCAGTGCCCTCCCATCCGCTTGGCTACTTCCAGCACTCGCCGGGTCTATCACGCCTCTCATCCATGCTCCTCTCGCTTTAATCGCTTCCGCATGGCTCGCTGGCTCACCCTGACCTCTATAGTGCTCATCGTAGAGGACGATCCTTCCAGTCGCTGGGTCTTTCGCGCCCCAAATGACCGCCGTCCTGTTCCATCCTACGTCAAGCGCATACACACGCGGCCAATTTGCCGGAACTTCTGCCGTGGGTGTCAATATCTCTCTTTCTGCGATGGGGTAGATCGCCCCAGACCCCAACGACGGCTCGCCTTCTGTTCTTGCTGATATCTGATACGGAGGGGTCGTCGCCATTAACGCCCGCTGTTCATCTTTATCGAGATGCGGGACATCTTTCCATCCAGCCTGGACGAATGTCTTAAATTCTGCCGATTCCGGCGTTTCAGGCTCGAGAAATCCCTTGACCACCTGACTCATCCCTTGAAGGGGCGTAAATGTCACCATGACAATTCCCTTCGTCGTTACCGTCCGGTACAGCATCTCCGTATAGCAGTCGGATGGAGGCTCCTCGTCACACCAGATCACGTCTTTCGCCGTTCCCTCAAATGATTGACGCCCCTGCTCGTAAGACTTCAGGCCAATCAGGCTCATTCCGCCCGTGACATGCTTCACATGCGCCCCTTCAAGCGCACCAGACAATCCTCTCGCTGTAATCGTTTTCGCGATTAAATGAGAAGGCACCATCCCCGTCCCAGGCGCGTGGACCGTCCCCAATAACTTGGCTTGCACAATGTCTCGTGTCGTCTGACTGTTCGTCCCTACCGCCCAACATTCCACCGGTTTCTCAAATCGACGCCCCACCCACCAGTGTGGATATAATCCCGTCAGGTGACAGGTTACCTCATACGCCCCCGCCTCAGACTTCCCAATACGATTCGCCGCCATAAAAAGACGTTCCTTCGTATGACCCGCCGCGAAGAAGTCCATGTGCTTCTGGTATCCCGCCCTCGAGAGAGGACCCTCGTCAGCGAAGAATGTCCGAAATCGACTCCCCGACCTTCGCTCCGCTTCTGCTCTCAGGGCATCAAGCGACGCCCTTTCATCAATCGTCAGCGACGACATGCACATCGGTCTCCATCGCCCCGTCGGACGGTCTTAGCTTCTCGAGTAACACAGAGAGTCCAGACGCCAATTCCTCGTCACTCAGTTGCGTCGGCGTCTGTGAAAGCTCCAGGTCAAGACTTTGCCTCGATTGACCAAACATCCGGTCCATTACCTCTTTCATAATCGGCGCAGACGGGGCGACCGCTGTCAGTCGATAACACTTGTCTCCCTTATTCAGGCGCTCTTCCATCACCTTCGGGTCCGTTACCGTTTGCCACCGCCCCTGCTCATCCCTCGCCTGCATATGCGTCACGCCCTGGGCCGCCGATAATTGCGCGGCCACCAAGAGCGGGAACTGCCTCGCGACCTCCGCCTTCCATAGCGCCAGCAGCGCCATCTTCTCTACCGTCTTCTGCGTCGGTTTCGCCCCATTCTGAACCGTCGTCCCATGCGGCCTTCCCGCCCCCTCACGAAGTCCCCCACGAGCCTCATCCTCAGCGTTCTTCGGATACGGCGGATTGCTCTTCACTGTCATGCCTAAAACTTTACCATAGCGAGAGGCGCTCCATTCACTTCACAAACCAAACATTGCGTGGTCGGGTATATAAGAATGACTTTTGATTCTGAGGTGCTTTCGCTTTTTTGGATTTGACCGGTAGGTTTAGTAAACCGAAAAGCCAGGCCCCAGGCTAGGCCCAGGCCAGGCTAGGCCCAGGCCAGGCTAGGCCCAGGCCAGGCTAGGCCCAGGCCAGGCTAGGCCCAGGCTAGGTCCAGCCCAGGCTAG